AGGTTACATGGTCAACGACTTCTTGACCTCCACGAAGGCGTGGTTCCTGCTGACGAACATCGACGGCCTCTCCTACATGGAGAGAGTGAAGTTCGAAAGCGATATGCAGGTCGATTTTGTCACAGACAATCTGCTTGTTAAGGGCTACGAGAGATACTCGTTTGGATATTACAATTGGCGGTCCATATGGGGTTCGTTCCCAACCTAACCAATTGACAAATAAACTCGCTCCCGGTATTGCTATTCAATACAGTACTGGGAGCGAATAATGGTCCAAACTATCGAAGACCGTAGGGCTAAGGATCGGGAAAGAACTGCAAAATATCGCAGGGAAAATCCTGAAAAAGTTAAAGGAATCCAAAAACGATCTCAGGATCGCATAAAGGATAACCCTGAACGTCTTAGTAAACTACGAGAATGGCAGTCGCAGTACAGGGAAAAGAACAGAAGGGCATTAAGCGACGGAGAAAGACAACGAAGGTTTGGAATAACCCCTGAACGGTATTCAGAACTTTCGGAATCCCAAAACGGCGCATGTGCTATCTGCAAACAACCCGAAACTGCTACTAGATTGGGGAAAGTGAAGGCTCTAGCAGTCGATCATTGTCATCAATCTGGTGCTATCAGAGGGCTTCTTTGTGCGGACTGCAATACAGGTATTGGGAAGCTGAAAGAGAATATTGATATTTTCAAATCAGCAATTCAGTATCTGGAGTACCACTCTAGGCATCAAAGCCATCCGACCGGCCTAGCGGACGCTGCACAGACGGATGGCTAACTCGTGCAGGAGGCTCATATGAGCACCACCACTTTCACTGGCCCTATCAAGGCTGGCGATGTTCTTAATACGACCGGCACCACTGCTGGTACGGTTAAGAACGTTGGCTTCGTTGAGATGGCGCAGTTTGCTGCTGTTACGCAGTCGGCTACGGCTGCTGCGACGACCATTGTGATCCCCGCCAACAGCTTGATCACCTCGATTGATCTGTTTGTCACGACCGCTTGGTCTAGTGCGACAACGACCTACACTATCAGCGTTGGTACTTCTGCGACGGCCACTGAGCTTGTTGCTGCGACCAATGCCAATGCTGTCGGCAAGCTGTCGCTTACCCCCGGCACAGATGCAACCAAGACCGCTCTCTGGCTCAACGTCGGAACAACTGATGACATCATCTACGTTCTGTCGGGGGCTCCCAGCGCTACTGCTGGCGCGGGTACACTGGTTGTTCGTTATATCCAAGCGGCTAACGCTTAAGGCCATAGGAGGCTCATATGAAGGGTAAGGCTAAACTCTGGATGAACAAGAACGAGGACAAGTCTCTCGGCGGCGATTTCTACGCTGGCGGCAGCTCCAATGTTGCCAAGGAAGCCAAGAGCAAGGCTGAAGGCTTCAAGAAGGGCGGCAAGGCTGTGAAGATGGCTGGCGACAAGCCCAAGGCTTCTGCGGCCCGCAAGCCCCGCATGAGCGGCGGCAAGGTCATGTCTTCGGCTGCGGGCGGCACGCCTCGCGGCAAGTCTTCTCACTACTAAGATCGTCCTCCCCGATCTATTGTGAGACTGGCGGGGGCTTCGTGCCCCCGTTTTGCTAGGAGGCTTCTATGACTGCTGCGTGGACTCGCAAAGAAGGCAAATCCGCATCTGGTGGGCTTAATGAAAAAGGCCGTGCTTCGTTGAGGGCGCAGGGCCATGATATTAAGCGTCCCCAGCCAGAAGGTGGCTCGCGCAAAGATAGTTTTTGCGCTAGGATGACTGGACTCAAGCGAAAGCTTACAGGCTCTGCTAAAGCGGCTGATCCAAATAGCAGAGTGAACAAAGCGCTTCGTAAGTGGGACTGCTGATATGGATGAGCCTTTCTGGGAGAAAGATGCGCCAAAAGATGCTAAAGAGAAGCATCTGAGCCGCAAACAGATTCAGTCAGCTAAAGCACGGGCTAGGGCTGCTGGACGGCCTTATCCGAACGCTGTTGATAATATCGCAGTGGCTCGCATGAAGAGGAAGTGACATGAAGCTCGCAACGATCACAGTTACTGGCGTTGGCCGCAGCAATGTCTGCGCGGTCGATGACTTTCAGGTTCCCGTCAATGTCGGTATTGGCGCGAAGCTCACGGGCACTGCCACCTTCAACATCGAGTATTCTTTCGATGACCCGATGGCCGATGGCTACACTGCTGGAACTGCTACTTGGTACATTGCTCCTAGCTTGGGAACATTGAGCGCGACGACCGGCGGGTCTCTTACGATTCCGTGCAAGGCGATCTCGATCAACATCACCGCTAACACGGGCACTGTTACGGCCACCATCATTCAGGCTGGGCCTGCCTAATGGCGACGAGTGACACCTATTCGTTCAACCCCGGTTTAGGCGAGCTTACGCTATATGCCTACAACCTGATTGGGATTCGGAACACAGCACTGCTGCAAGAGCATATGGAAGCCGCTCGCATGGCTTCTAATATGCTTTGCTCGCGCTGGTCGAACATGGGTGTTAATCTGTGGGCGGTTGATCTTGTGACGACCACTCTGACAACGGGCGTTGCTACATATCCGGTTGATGGCAACACTGTTATGATTTTGGACGCATATGTCCAGAACGACGATTCCGGCGCAAACATCGACCGCATCATCCTTCCGGTGAGCCGCACCGAATACGCCAGCTATCCTAATAAGGAGCAGCAGGGTTTCCCGACCGTCTACTGGTTTGATCGTCTGATTAGCGCTTCTCGGTCTACTGGATCTGCTGGCCCTACTGTTACGCTGTGGCCGGTCCCTAACACAGACAATGGCCCGCAGTATCTGAAATACTACCGGGTTCGCCAAATACAGGATTCAGCGTTGGCGAACGGCCAGACGGTTGAAATCCCCTATCTCTGGCTTGAGGCGTTTGCCTATGGTCTTGCGTTGCGTCTTGCGCAGATTTGGAATCCAGCGGCTGTGGCAATGATCAAGCCGATGGCTGATGAGGCATATCAGATCGCTGCCAGCCAGAACATTGAGCAAGCTGCGACGTACATATCCCCGATGGTTTCCGGCTATTTCCGCTAATGGAGGGGATGAATGGGCTACGCATCCCGATCAGGCCGGGCCAGAACAAGCGCTAGGAATCCGCAGGCTTTTGCAATCTGCGATAGATGCGCTCTCTGGTACAATCATGTTGATCTGAAATGGCAGTATGATTGGGCAGGCGCGAGCCTGATCAACAAGCGCATTCTCGTTTGCGATACTTGCTACGATACGCCGCAAAATCAGCTTCGTGCTATCATCATACCCGCTGACCCTGTGCCGATCATCAATCCTCGCGTCGAGCCCTACGCTTGGGATGAGATCGACCGCCGTCAGGTGTCTGGTTATAACGCGACAAACCCGCAGACCGGCATCCCCGTTCAGCAAGGCGATACTCGCGTCACTACTATTGACGGCGACATTCCTGATCGAACTCGCGTCACGCAGCAGACTGGCGAGGCCCCATATGGCACGAACCAGAAGCCCGGCACCGATCCAAATGCTGTGACCTATCGCGACATCGTCAACGTCGATAACAACGGGATTGGTATCATTCGTGTCACGGTCAGCGTGACTTCTGGCTTCATCACTGGGCAGCGGGTCATCATCAATGATGTCGTTGGTGTCGATGCCGCTAATGGCAAATGGACCATTACGGTCATCAACCCCAGCCAGTTCGATCTTCAAAACTCGTCATTCTCTGGTGCGTATGTCTCCGGTGGTTATGTTATAAATAACCCCAGCTTGCCCTACGGCTTTGACGAAGTGCCCAAGACAGGATCGCTCTGATGCCTCGTTACGCTAGTAATGTTCAGATCCCAAATCTTGGCGCGGCTATTGCTCTCAATGGCACAGAACAGATTGAGATCGTTCAATCTGGCGAATCAAAGCGCACAACGACGCAGGCAATTGCCAATCTAGCTGCCACAGGCCCTACCGGCCCTGCTGGCCCAAGTGTTACTGGCCCTACTGGTCCCACCGGAGAAACGGGTGCGACTGGTAATACT